TTCACTAACGCCAATCAGTTACGTCTTTATTACTTTTGCCAACATTACATGTTTCGCATAAAACTTGCAAGTTATTTATATCTAATTCAAGTTGTGGATATTTAGACCTCGGTTTAATATGGTCAACATGTAATACCACTTTGTCAGCACCACAACATTGACATACTTTCCCATATTTTACAAGTGTTTTATATCTCAGTTCTGCCCATTCTCTTGTTCTATAGAAGTCAACGCCTTTCATCCCAGCTATATACGGCAACCATGTCTTATATTGCTTGGTATGCTTAGCTTTTATTTTGGCTAATTCTTTCTGCAAAACTTCTTGAACGGCCTTGTCACTAAGTAACATTTTAGATAATGTTTTTTTAGCAGCAATGGCTTTCTTTGCCCTACTCTTTTTGTTTACTTTGCCATATATTGATGGCTCATAGTTTCTAGTTAATGCCATAAAAAAAGCCTATTAAATGTGATGCTGTCTAGCCCAGCAGGAATCCCCACCGGCAACACCACAATTAATAAGCTCTTATCTGGCTAGAACAGATAAAGTTATTATACCCCAATCGTTATATTGTGCAAGACATTTATTATGTTATACTCAGATATGGATAAGATATATAAAGGGTTGACAAATGGATTTAGTATTGATTGGGACTAGCTGTTTATTGCTAGTGACGTTTATTCTGTATTACGTTAAGACTGCTTTTGGCGAAATAGAGAGATTAGAGAAAGAGAACGACTTAGAGGATATAGATTATGGCTGCTAGTGATTACAATAACTTCTTAGTAAGGCTAACTCCTAAGAGCAGAGCCTTGCTTGACATTGCCCACCAAGAATTAGAGATGCCTAGGGCGCATATTATTAACAATGCTTTAAAGTCCTACCTTAGTAAATACAATGATGGTAGTTTAAATGAACGGATTAGCAGGTTGGCTAAATGATATTGACGTTGCCATATCCGCCAAGCGTTAATACTTACTGGAGAGCCAATGGAAAGCGACGATTTTTATCTAAAGCTGGTGTGGAGTTTAAAAGCGCTGTGCAGGAATATGTTATTAATAATGCAATTCCTAAACTTGGCGATGCTCGCTTGCGTGTGGGCATTGTTATTCGCCCTCGTAGTCGTCGCATATTTGATATTGACAATCTGCTCAAAGCTATTCTCGATGCGATGATGAACGCTGGTGTATACGATGATGACAGTCAAGTAGACGATTTGCACATAACGCGTGGTGACCCATGCCCTAATGGTGCTTGCATAGTTATATTAGAGGTAATAAATGGCTGAGACAGAAGATACGCGTAAGATTAAACGAATACCATCCCTAAAGAACTACGGTGGTGTTCGCACTATACAGAAGACATTAGAACGTTCTGCAACACTAGAGGCTAACCGTGAGGCCGTGGCTTATGCACTGTTAACCATGGCTAACACAAACCTTACTGACATAATGAGTTGGGATGAAAATGGCACGATTAAAGTTAAGGCATCGAAGGACATACCGGAACACGCACTTCAGGCAATTAAAAGCATTAAATCGAACACTCGCTATGACAAGGATGGTAACGCGACGACGACATTGGATATTGAGTTATTCGATAAAATCGGTGTACTCCGGTTATTGGCTAAAGCGTCTGGGTTATTAGACCAAGCGCAAGAATCTGACAAGCCTTCAGTCATTGGCGTAAACATTGTAGCTCCAGACCCTATAGAAGCTGAGGTAGTAGATGGCGAAAGTTAAAGAACAAAGTGGTAAACAGGTATCTTTTGATGGCTTAAACCTAAACTTCAGTAAAAGCCCAGAGGTATATAGGTTCCTGCAAGACGATTCCTTTGTGCAAGGCTTAATGGGGCCTGTAGGTAGTGGAAAGTCATACGCTTGCTGTGCAAAGATATTCATTAAAGCGCTACAACAGAAGCCTTCTCCTGTGGATAACATTAGATACACGCGTTTTGCCGTAGTGCGGAACAGTTATCCTATGTTAAAGACGACTACCATCAAGACATGGCTAGACTTGTTTCCAGAATCTACGTTTGGCCCATTGCTTTGGACTCCGCCTATTACTCACCACATCCGTTTGCCTGCAAAAGGTGAAGCTGCTGGTGTAGATTGCGAAGTTATCTTCTTAGCGCTAGACCAACCTAAAGATGTGCGTAAGTTGTTGTCGTTAGAGTTGACTGGTGCGTGGGTAAACGAGGCGCGAGAATTGCCAAAGGCTGTAATTGATGGGCTTACACACAGGGTGGGCCGTTATCCTACTAAACGTGATGGTGGCGCTACATGGCATGGTGTATTCATGGACACCAACCCTATGGATGACGACCATTGGTGGCATAGGGTAGCTGAGAAAGAGAAAGTAACTGGCGCATACGCTTGGAAATTCTTTAATCAGCCCGGTGGCGTGATAGAAGTTGACCCATCTGACCTGCCTGACAATCCTGAAGCCAATGACCACATCTTTGCGTCTGGTCGCTGGTGGAAGATTAATCCTAAAGCAGAGAACTTAAACAATCTGCCTGCTGGTTACTATCCACAGATGCTTGGTGGTAAGAACTTGGACTGGATTCGTTGTTATGCCGAGGGTAAGTATACCTATGTGCAAGAAGGTCGCCCTGTATGGCCAGAATATAATGACCAAATGATGTCTGCTACCGTGGAATACGACGATTCACAGCCTATACAGATAGGTTTGGACTTTGGTTTGACACCAGCAGCAGTCATTGGACAGCGTTTATCTAATGGCAGATGGGTAGTGTTACATGAAATAGTCACAGAAGACATGGGGCTAGAGCGTTTTGGTCAGCAATTGCTGGCAGAATTGAACGCTAGATACCCTAAAGCACAGATTATGATGTGGGGCGACCCTGCCGGTATGCAACGAGATGCCATTTATGAGGTCACAGCCTTTGATTATCTGCGAACACTAGGGCTAAGAGCGCAACCTACGCACTCAAATGACTTTAAAGTACGTCGTGAAGGCGCTGCGGCACCAATGCAACGACTCATTGATGGGAAGCCTGGCCTAATTGTGGACACTTCATGCAAGATGTTACGTAAATCATTGGCTGGTGGGTACCATTTCAAGCGTGTTTCTGTAGGCGCAGGGCAAGAACGCTTCCGTGACGCACCAAATAAGAACGAACACTCACACGTTGGTGACGCTTTTGGCTATTTAATGCTTGGTGGTGGCGAACATAAGCGCATGACACGCAATCCACTAGCCGCAAGTGGCCCAATCTTTGCAAGAACTGTTATGAGTGACTTCGATGTATTTAAATATTAAAGACATAAACGATAATATTCCAAAAGTTAATGGGCTTATCCTAGTTCCGTTCCTAGTTGAGCATGCTATGGATATTTCTGCAGGAGAATTTGCAGGGTATTCAGCTCAACGGATAGTTGGAGTTAGGGCATTATTAGAAAGTCAAGCACAACACGGCTTTGCTTATACTTGTTTCCTATATGGTGAGCCAGTCGCCTGTTTTGGATGCGTTCCTTTGTGGAAAGGCGTGGCTGAAATGTGGTCAGTCATTGGAGACGTAGCAAGAACTCGGCCAATCGCCATGACTAAGATAGGAATTACACTGGCAGATATGGCTGAGATAGCTATGGGCTTGCATAGATTGCAAATAACTGTTAAAACGTCTGATGCGCGAGCTATTTCTTGGGGCAAAGCTATCGGGTTTATATCTGAATGCACCATGAAGCAGTATAGTGATGATAAACAAGATTATGATTTGATGGTTAGGAGATAAAAATGGGTAAACTTATTGGCGGTGGCGGTGGTGCTTCAGCAGCCGCAGCTCAAGAACAATTGAAACAATCTCAAGCTGAGACAGAAAAGCTACGTCAGCAGACAGAAGCAGAGAAGCGTGACCTTGGTGAGCAAATTGCATCCAAGCGTTTAGCCAGAGCAAGAGGTGGTGCGCGTATGTTGTTATCTGAATCGCGTTTAAATCCTGAAGAAGGCGTTACTTCTTCTACTACACTAGGAGCATAGCATGGGCAAAGTAGTTGGCGGAACGCCAAAGTCAGCAGCAACAGCAAATATGGTTGCAGAAGCATCTCCAGTTAAACTGTTGGCAAACTCTATGGGTGTAGAAGGCAGCATGGCTGAGCAATTAGCGGCTAAGAAAAATGCCCGTACACGCGGCGGTTCTCGTGCTTTGCTTTCTGATGCTAGAGTTAATGCACAAGAAGGTTTATCAGCAACAAGCACATTAGGATAAGCCATGAAAGAAAAAACCAAGATGCAAAAGAAAGTATCTAAAGTAATGCGTGAGTATAAGGCTGGCACATTACATTCTGGCAAAGGTGGCCCAGTAGTTACTGACGATAAGCAAGCTATTGCTATTGCCATGTCTGAAGCTGAAAGGATGAAAAAGAAATGAAAGTAGAAGTTAGCGTAGAGCTTGACGCAGAAGATTTAAAGAAAGATAAGCGTTTATCTAAGTATGTAATGCAGATGCTTGCAAAACAATCTAAAGAAAAGAAAAAGTCGCTTATTGAAGATATGCCTGAAGATGAAATGGATGACTAATGGCTATTCAAGTCGAACGTGAATCCATAACCACCAAGTCTAGGTTTGTATCGCCTACCTATACAGACAAGGATGGCTTACAGCAAACAGTTGGCTCTGATAGGTCAATGCCTATATTGGATATTAACCATTTGCGGTTACATGAAGGCAGGGCATTTAAAGCATATAGAATCTATCCTGATGCAGCTATGCTTGGAGCAGGAGCAAGCGTTAATATTGCAATTGCATGGGCAAGTGGCGTAACTCCACACATATTAGTTGATGCAAGTTGTGGCGGAGATGCAGAGCTTTATATTTATGAGGGGTCAACCGTTACTGGCGGAACATCATTTACGGCTATTAATCGTCATCGTGTACTTGATACTGCAAGTCAATCAGCAATCTTAATTAATCCAACGGTTACTGTTACTGGCACTCAGATTGATGCTGAAATAATTACTGGTGGCTCTGGTAAAAAATCTGGTGGAGCAGGAACTTCTGCTTTAGAGATGGTATTAAAACCATTAACAACTTATGTATTTAGATTAACAAATGTCAATGGCACTGCTCACATGGCAGAATTAATTTTAGAATGGTATGAATAGGAAAAATTATGGCTGAAATGAGATTAAAACCGGAAGATATTTTAAAGCGTCACGAGATTGCGCTAACCAAGAAAGAGGAATTTCGTAGCTTATATGACGAGGCTTATGAGTTTGCGTTGCCACAACGTAACTTATACGATGGATTTTATGATGGTAAGGTAGGCGGCGCTAAGAAGATGAATCGTGTGTTTGACGCTACGGCTATCAACTCTACACAACGCTTTGCTAACCGTATGCAGTCAGGCATATTTCCACCGCAAACTAAGTGGTGTCGCCTTGAGGCTGGTACTGATATACCTGCTGACCGTAAGGCTGAAGCACAAGGTGCGCTAGACGTTTACACAGAGAAGATGTTTGCTACTATCAAGCAATCTAACTTTGACATTGCCGTTGGTGAGTCATTGCTAGACTTGTGCGTAGGCACATCCGTAATGATGGTGCAACCCGGTGACGATACTAGCCCAATCAACTTTATACCAGTGCCACAGTTTCTAGTAGCGTTTGAAGAAGGCGCTAATGGTCGTGTGGATAATGTGTATCGTCGCATGCGTTTAAAAGGCGAGGCTATTGCCCAGCAATGGAAAGACGCTAAGATTGAGGGAGCGTTAAAGAGCAAAATCGAACAGAAGCCGACAGAAGATATTGAGCTAATAGAAGCGACAGTGTTTGATGCTAAACGCGGTGATTATTGCTACCATGTTATCCACAAGGAAAGCAAGTCAGAGATTGTCTATCGTCGCATGAAGTTTAGTCCTTGGGTTGTTAGCCGTTACATGAAAGTGGCTGGTGAAATCTATGGTCGTGGCCCGTTAATCACAGCGTTGCCTGACATTAAGACATTGAACAAAGTGCTAGAGTTAGTGCTTAAAAACGCTTCATTGGCTATTGCTGGTGTTTACACTGCGGCTGATGATGGTGTGCTTAACCCTAATACTGTCACAATCGCTCCGGGCGTGATTATTCCTGTTGCCCGTAACGGTGGGCCACAAGGCGAGTCGTTGAAGCCTCTACCACGCGCTGGTGACTTCAATGTTTCTCAAATCGTGATGAACGACTTGCGTATGAACATTAAGTCTATCTTGCTAGATGAATCATTGCCGCCGGATAACATGTCTGCTCGTTCTGCGACAGAAGTTATTGAGCGCATGAAACAGCTATCACAAAACTTAGGTTCTGCGTTTGGTCGTTTGATTAACGAGACTATGGTTCCATTGGTAGAGAAGATACTACAGATTATGGATGACCGTGGCATCATTGACTTGCCATTAAAAGTAAATGGTCTTGAGATTAAAGTTACTCCTATCTCGCCACTAGCCATGTCACAGAACATGGATGATGTGCAAAACATTATGCAATACTTGCAAATCACACAGCAAGCTGGCCCTGAAGGTCAGTTCGCATTGAAGACTGATATGTTGCTAGACTTGATTGCAGATAAGATGGCGATACCGCAGTCTGTGCGTAATTCACCAGCAGAGCGTGATACGATGAAACAAGAAGCTATGCAAATGGCTCAACAAGCCGCACAAGCTAATCCTGATATGGCGGCTCAAGTTGCAGGCGAAGCTATGAAAGGTGCAATGTAATGGCAGCACTTGATGGATGGGAAGGGCTTGAGTTTCAAGCTAGAGACATTCGAGATGTAGAGCAAGCGCGTGATGACTTAGCTAAGTTATGCCATCGCGTGTTAGCATCTAACGAAGATGGTAAGAAGTTAATGGAATGGTTACGCACTACTCATATAGAGCATCCCGTTGCCGTGCCGGGGGCTGATTCTAGTTTCGCTTATTACAGAGAAGGTCAAGTAAGCGTCATTAGGGATTTAGAAGCACGGATTAAACAAGCAAAGGAAATTAAATGACAGACGAAAATACCCAACCCCAAGGCGGAGAACAACCTGCCGAAGGCTTATTGGACAGTATTTCACTAGAAAGTAATCAACCAGTAGATACAAACAAATCAGAAATTAGTCACCTACAAGCACCGGAAGATGACTCACCATTAGAGCGCCCAGATTGGTGGCCTGAGAATTTCTGGAAGAAAGACGACTCCGAGCCTGACTTGGAAGCCATAGCAAAATCATGGACAGATTTACGTAAGCAAATTAGCCAAGGTAAACATAAAGCGCCTGAAGATGGCAACTATGACTTTACTGCATTTGGCGAAACACCTGAAGACGACCCAGTTCGTCAACACGTATCAGGATGGGCTAAAGAGTATGGCGTAAGCCAAGTAGCTCTTGATGCTTTAGTTGGTGGCGTGATTGAGAAGGCTGGCGCAGTACAACAACAAGCTAAGTTTGATGCCGCTGCCGAGAAGAAAGCGCTAGGCCCTAATGCTGACGTTATCATTAAAGGCATGACAGAGTGGGCAGGTGGCTTAGTGCAGAAAGGCATTTGGGGCAAGGATGACTTTGAGGAGTTCAAGTTTATGGGCGGTACCGCAAAAGGTATTCAAGCATTGACTAAACTACGTGAAGCATACGAAGGCCGTATTCCTACACAGTCTGCTCCTATTGATGGCGCACCATCTAAAGACGAGCTAATGGGTATGGTTGCTGACCCACGTTATAAAACTGATGCAGCTTACCGCACCAAAGTTGAAAGAATGTTTAACCAAGCGTTCAATTAACTGCAACCGTAAGAACGATACCCAGCTTCGGTTGGGTATTTTTTTGTCCTAATCATAAATATTTCTTATCAATCTGCAAATAATAATTGTATTTACTTATTACTTGTGTTATAAAGAGCGTGGGCATATCATTAAATTGACCCCAAACTCAAGTAACCTTGACGATTGGCTTCCGTAAGTAGCAAGCAACGGCCCATCTCGGTGGCACACCACAGCACAAAACTTTATTTTAATTCGTTATCAGGAGATACATTATGAGCATTTCATTATCAAATGCCTTTGTAACCCTCTTTGACGCAGAAGTTAAACAAGCATACCAAGGCAAAGCAATGTTGGTAGGTGCTGTACGTCAGCGTCGTGGGGTAGAAGGTTCTACAGTTAAGTTTCCAAAAGTAGGTCGTGGCGTTGCTACACCTCGTGTTGGTCAAACAGATGTTACACCGTTAAACGTTGGTTTTTCTAACGTTACATTAACACTAGAAGATTGGATTGCCGCAGAGTATAGCGACATTTTCTCTCAAGTAAAAGTAAACTTTGATGAGCGTTCAGAGCTTGTTCAAGTATTAGGCAACGCTATTGGTCGTCGTCAAGACCAACTTATCTTAGCCGCATTAGCAGCATCAGGTACATCATTAACAGTTTCTAATGATATTGGTGGTACTGACACTAACATGAACGTAGCTAAACTTCGTCAAGCAAAAGGCTTGATGGACAAAAACAACGTTCCACCTACAGACCGTGGCATTATCATTCACTCTAATGGTTTACAATCATTATTGGCAGAGACAGCAGTAACTAGCTCTGACTTCAATACTGTTAAAGCATTAGTAAACGGTGAACTAGATACATTCTTAGGTTTTAAATTCCATGTAATTGGCGACCGTACAGAAGGTGGTTTAGCAATTGATGGTTCATTAGACCGCACATGTTTTGCATTCCACAAAGATGCTATCGGCTACGGTGAAGGCATTGCTCCAAAAACAGAAATCAATTACATCCCAGAAAAAACATCTTTCTTGGTTGCTTCTATGCTTTCTGCTGGCGCAACTGTTATCGACGCAGAAGGTATTGTGTCTATTGTTGCTCGTGAAAGTTAAGGGGAATAAATAATGGCATATTCAAAAACTGGTTTTTCAACAATCGCAGCTTCTAAAGCTGGTAATTCACCTGCAATTTACGCTTACAAGACTACTGATGCTTTAGCTGATGTTAATACATCTGGCTATTTCAACGACTTGTCTACAGTATTAAGCGTAGGTGATTTAATCTATGGCGTAACATCAACAGGCACTACTGCTGTTGCTGCTTTATATTACGTTCTTTCTAACGCTTCTGGCGTTGTGGATGTAAATGATGGCACAGTATTGGCTAACACCGATTCTGACTAAGAAGTAACAAACTAGCTACCCTGCCCAAAAGGTAGGGTGGCTTTTATTTATGTAGAGGTATATATGGCTGCAGGTGATTCAGGCGTTTCAATTTGTTCTGACGCATTGTTAATGCTAGGTGCAAAACCTATCACATCATTTACTGAAGGCACAGATGAGGCCTCTGTATGTGACCGCCTATACCCAGATATTCGTGACCAAGCTCTGATGATTTATCCATGGAGCTTCTCATTCAAAAAGACACAGCTTGCTCGTCTAGTAACAACTCCAACCAACGAATTTAAATACGAATACCAAATGCCTGCTGATAGGCTTGGTGCGCCACGTGCTGTATACAATTCTAGTGGTGTGAGCGAAATGCCAATTGTTGGCTACCGTATCATGGGTTCTAAGTTGTTGACTAACGAAGAAATAATCTATGTCGATTACCAGTATTACACCCCTGAGACTGAAATGCCTGTGTGGTTTATTCAGTTACTCAAGTATCTAACAGCATGGCACATATCAATCCCTATCACAGACCAAACAGAAAAAGCTGCTTATTGGCAAGGCGTAGCAGTAGGTTCTCCTGGTGAGAACGGTCGTGGTGGTTATATGCGTACTGCCATGAACATTGATGGTCAAAACCAGCCAGCAAATAGCATTAAAGACTTCTCTCTAATTTCTGTACGAGGATAGTAGATGGCTCGCTTTGTCACAATGCAGACAAACTTCACGGCTGGTGAGCTTGACCCATTAATCCGTGCGCGTAATGACTTAAAGTCTTACGGCAATGCGTTAGAGAAAGCAACCAATGTAGTCTGCCAACCACAAGGCGGCATCACTCGCAGACCCGGTACACGTTACGTTACAGCATTACCTAACTCTGGAACTGAGTCTGCTGGCAATGGCTCACGCTTAGTTGCGTTTGAGTTCTCCACTTCTGATAGCTACATGTTGTGCTTTACGCATAATCGCATGTATGTATTTAAGAATGGCTCATTAATTAGTAACATAAATGGTACTGGCAACCCATACTTAGTAACAACTATTGGTTCGTCAGTATTGAACGATATGTGCTGGACACAATCTGCTGATACGCTTATCGTTACACAAGAGACCATTGCTCCAGTTAAGATTGTCCGTGGTGGCAGTGACTCATCTTGGACAGCATCCGCCTTAGCGTTTGATAGCGTTCCTAAGTATGCGTTCTCTGTTACCGTAACTAACCCAGCAGCGACATTAACTCCATCATCTGTATCGGGTAAGGTTACACTTACTGCGTCTGCAGGTGTATTTAACTCAGGCCACGTTGGTCAATACATCAATGCTACGCCACAAGGCAGAGCTAAGATTGTTGCCTATACCAGTAGCACTGTAGTCAATGCCGTTGTAGAGTTCCCATTCTTTAATACTACAGCCATTGCATCAGGTAGCTGGGATTTAGAAACTGGCTATGAAGATGTATGGTCATCAACTCGCGGTTATCCACGCTCAGTTACATTCCATCAAGGCCGATTATTCTTTGGTGGTAGCAAGACAAGGCCATCAACAATATGGGGTAGCCGTGTAGGGCAGTTCTTTGACTTTGAGCCTACAGAAGGTTTTGATGATGACGCTGTAGAAGCGACGCTAGATACCAATACATTTAACGCCATTGTCGATATGATTAGTGGTCGTGACTTGCAAGTGTTTACTACTGGTGGCGAGTTCTATGTGCCACAACAAGGCTTAGAGCCAATTACCCCAGCATCATTCTTTGTGAACAGTGCAGGCCGTAATGGTAGCAAGCCAGGCATTAGGGTTCAATTGCTAGACGCAGGCACGTTATTTATCCAACGTCAAGGCAAAGCCCTAAGCGAAGTGTCATTTAGCGATACGCAACTTACGTATATTACCAGTAAGATTTCATTGCTATCAGGTCACTTGTTAAAAGCGCCTAAACGTATGGCATTGCGGAAAGCAGTGGACACGGATGAAAATGACTTGTTGCTTATTGTCAATGCGACAGATGGCACCATAGCCGCTTACTCATTATTGCGTGTAGAGAATGTGATTGCCCCATCAGAGTTTATAACTACTGGCGGTGAGTTCCAAGAGATTGGCGTTGACATTACTACTATCTATACCGTTGTCAAGCGTACGATTAATGGTGTGGTTCAATATTATGTAGAAAGATTTGACAATACGCTACTTACTGACTGCGCTCAGTCTGGTGGAATTATTTCATCATTGACCGTCTCACACCTCGTAGGAAAGACGATTAACTTGTTGTTGGATGGATTGGTTCAAGCTGATGAGGTCGTCGGTGCTGGTGGCACTGTGACGATTCCAAGGTCATCTACAGCGAGTTATGAGGCTGGATTACCCATTGCGGTAGAAGCTAGGACTATGCCAGTGGACATTAAGTTGCAAACTGGAACGCGAGTTGGCTTTAAGAAGCGCATTGTTGAAGTTAATGCTTTGGTGTTAGAGACTCAGCACATGAAGGTAAATGGCGTTGAAGTTCCGTTTAGGACATTTGATACTGCTGGTATACTTGATACTGACATTCCAGAGTTTACTGGCACTAAAGTATTGCATGGTATTCTTGGCTATAGCAATGAAGCTAAGATTACAATTACACAAACATATCCACTCAAGTTTACTTTGCTTGGGATGGAATATAAAATAGCCGTACATCAAGGAACTTAATTATGCAATATGTAGCCGCCGCCGCCGCCGTTGTATCTGCTGTTGGCTCTATACGCCAAGGCAAAGACCAAGCGTCAATGTATCGCATGCAGGCACAGCAAGCCACATTAAAGGCTAGTCGTGATGCTCTGCAGTATGAGCAACAAGCTAACTCGGTATTAGACAGAGTGTTACAGAATAATGCTACTGCTGCAGCTAAAGGTTTTGCTGGTGGCGTATCAGGCTTCTCAGGCTCAGCTAAATTGGTTCAAGAGCGTAATACTAAGGTTGCAGGTAAAGACGTAGCAGTATTGCAAGAAGGTGCTAAATCAGCATTGTCGTTTGGTGAAGTGCAATCTAACATGTTAAACGAGGCGGCAAAAGATGCTATTACAGGTTCTTACTTTGATGCTATTGGCAAACTTGGGATGGCTGCTGCTTCATACCAAAGTGGTAGACCCGGTACAGCAACAACAAAAGCCCCCGTCGTTGAAGGCAAATGGAGTCCAGCATAATGGCTGATTTACCAAGATACCAATCTACTGGTCGAGTCTATTCTGATTTACCTCAGTTAGACTTTGCCAATGTGCGTGAGTCCTTTAAGCAATCACAAGCCTTATCTAACCAGTTAGACAGGTTATCTAACTATGCCTTTACTGAGATTGGCAAGACTACAGCCAAACAAGCAGAACAGTTTGCGCTAGATAATCCAATTACAATTGACCAGTTAAAGAACGCTCAATCTAATGGTATCAACGCTGAAGATTTAATTAAAGCTAGTGGTGGCGGTCAGATTTGGGAAGATACATTACGCAAGTTTCAAGGTGAGCAATTACGTTCACAGCTTGAAGTTCATGGACAAGCTGCATTAACAGATATTCTTTCTCAAGTAGAGCGTCGTGAATTAACAGACCCAAGTGAGATTAAGCAAAAGTTTGAGTCTGCTGTTACTGGGTTTGAAAAGCCATTAGCTAATATTAGCCCTGAGTCTGCTGTTAGATTTAAACAATCTATGGGCGCTACTGCTGGTGCGTTTTATAAAGAAGCGACAAAGAAACTTACTGCTGATTATATTAACGACCAACAAATATTGGCTGAAGAAAATTTAGTGTATAGCGCGAGAGCTGCCAAGGCTATGGTTGCCACTATCACTGACCCAGCATTACTTGATGAAGCTGAAAACTTATTGTTTAAACGTGTGTATGAACAAGCGCGTGAAGGCGGTACAGAATTTGCTCAACTTAAAGCTAATGAATTTAAAAAAGAATTTAATGCTATTAAGTTAAATCATTTTACTGAGGTTGCTACATCTGATGCGTATGCAAAGGATATTGTTACTGCCGCACAAAAGATTAGAGCAGGTGACTTTGGTGAGTCATCAGCGTTATATGCAAGCCTGCCTGAAGAAGAAAAGAAAAAGGTTAGACAGAATTCTTTACTTGCTTGGAGTGATGTAATTAACGCTAGTAAACAAGCCGAAGATTATACAAAATTGCAAAACAAAGAAAAAGATAACAATGACGTTATTCGGCTATATGAATTGCCCGATAATAGCAAAGACAAACGTAATTTAGCTAGAGATTTATTTAAGCGCAATGCTATTACGCAATCTACTCTTGATAGCGTATTAAATCCTAAAGGTGACGATGAAGCTAAAGGTGACCCATTAGTTAGCGCTCATGCAGAAGCAGATATTATCTATGGTCGCATTACATCTGAAACGCAATTAAATGCGCTATACCCAACTCTATCAAGAAAACAACGTGCTTCTTTGATTACAAGCATGGCAAGTAAAGTTGTTGCTAATAATAAAGCTAAAGTTAGAATAGCCGCTGGCGCTGCTGAAGACCCAATGTCTCCAGTTGATTTGCCTACTGCTAAACGTATTCAAAGTATTAATGAATTAGCCGATGGCTTACGTAATACTACTAATCCTGACGGCTCATTAAAGTATAGTCCTAATGAAGCAGTAGAATTAGCTATTAAAGAATACCCTAAATCAGAACAATTCCAAGAGGCTAAAAAATCACAGACTAATGCTTATGATTCTATGAAAACTAGCTTTATTGGCTTTAACCCTGACACCATGACTCCTGATGGCTATGCCGCTAAAAAAGGATTAAGCGATGGTGAGAAAGTGAAATTGCAACGTCAATATAAAAACTACCAAGCTAAGAAAGCAATTACTGGATTAGGTGCTGGCGCATTATGAAAACATTAGAACAGCTTTACGGTGAAGAATACGATGCACATTTGTATGCAGACATATTTCCAGTTGAAACTCCAGTTGAGCGAGTGCTTGCAGACAATAAGCCTACAGTGCAAAACATGCCACAAAGTGCGTATGAAAGAGGTCTTGAGTTAGCCGGGATTGGTGTTGAACAAGCCGCACAATTCTTAGAAGGTTTAGGCTCAGTTAATATAGGTGGCATAGACTTTACATTACGCGACTTAATGCCAGTTGATACTGGCACATCTGAAGCATTAAAGACTGCTGGTAGTGGCATGCCTGTAACTGTTGGTAGTGGCTTGCAGACTAGATTAAAGCCTGAGTTTGGCAAGGCTGGTGCAGAGTTATCATTACTTGGGCCTGCTGGCAAGTTGATTGAGAAAGGCGTTGGTAAAGTAGCTAAAACAGCAATGAAAAATAAAGCTAAATTGGCAACTGGAACTGCTACAATATCGGCATCAGAGGCATCAAAACAAAAGGCTAAAGAATGATTAATCAAAACATTAATTCTAAGATTGACCAATTAACTGGTGACATCCCAGCAATTGATGAGTCATTGCCTGTGTCTGAAGCTGATTCAGTATTTACTGGTGAAAGCGAAAAGGTAGCAGGTATTGGTGCTATTGGTAAAAAAATTATCGAGAAAGCAACTGGTGGAGCAATAAAGAAAACTCTTGAGCGTGAAGTTAAGCCAGCCGTTGTCATTGAGAAAATTAAACCTGCTGGTGAGCAAGTTAAGGAAATGGCTATTGGCGCAGAGAAGTCTGGCCTTGGCACTAAGACTGAAGCGACTAAAGCTGGCAAGATACAGCAAAAGATTAACGAGGAGCCACAAGTAACTGTAGAGCAATTACAGGAAACGATTGACTCAACTACTCCAGTTCTTGAAAAGCAAAATGCTAATGTGCAGAAGCTAGAAGAAGATGTAGCTAATGGTGTTCCTAGTGCTAAAGAAGAATTGGCTCAAGCTAAAGATGAGTTGAATACAGTTAAGCAACCATTTAATCTGCCAGTGCTTTCTCAAGATACAGACTTGCAAGCAGTAGTTAAATCTATTGCTGAAACTAGCAACATTAAAACAGAGAACATCACGTTTGATGATGTAGTTGCATCTGCAAAATCAGCAGGTATGGATGATACGTTTATTAGCAAGTTGACAGAAGGCACTCTTACTGTAAACCCTAAAAACACTTACATGGCTTTAGAGGCTCAGAAGTCTAGTGCATTGCATTTGCAAGACTTGATGAGACGTTTTAAAGATAATCCAGAAAGCATTACTCCTGCCGATGAGCTTGAGGCAATGCAAACTATTTCATTCCATAGCTTAATTCAACGCAGTGTAAAAGGTTATCAAACTAACGTGGCGCAATCTCTTGCTGTTATGAGAATACCGCGTGAAGGCTTTGTCAATCTTGAAGAAGCAACAAGTGGCTTGATGTCTAGTTCTGATTTGCGTAAATTTGCTGATGCGTTTTTAAGTGAAGCTGATGCAGTTAAACGTGCTAAGTTAATTGATGCTACTGCTATTGGCGGATGGAAAGACAAAGCGTTTTCTGTGTTTGTTAATAACATCTTATCTCGCCCAGCAACACACGTTAAGAACGCCATAAGCAACACTATTATGATGCCAATACGTTTGGCTGAGAAAGCTACTGCTGCTGGTGTAGGAACTGCAAGAAAGGCAATGGGCTTAGGTGCTGATGAGCAATATTACTTTTCCGAAGTATTCTCTAGTCTGTCTGCCACTAACCAAGCAATTAAAGATGGTTTTAACATGGCTAAGTTTGCCGCCAAAGAAGGTTACTCATCTACGATGGATGATGCAAATAAGATTGGTATAGCTAAAGCTAGGACTGAAATATTTGATTACAACGCTGATAGCCCATTAGCAGGCTTCTTGAAAGGCGTAAACTTTGTAGCTACATTGCCCGGTCGTTCTTTATTGACTGCGGATGAGTTTTTTAAAGGCGTGAACTATCGCTTTGAGATGGAAGCAATGGCAACCCGTAATGGCATTAAAGCCTACGATGATGCTGTTAAAGCTGGCAGTAGTTCTGCTGATGCTGAAAATATATACGACAAAGCAGTACAAAATGTATACGACAATCCGCCTGATGAATTAAATGCTTTGGCTCAAGAGGCTACATTTACTAAGCCATTAGAAGGATGGGCTAAGAAAGCACAAGAATTAATTAGCGATGATTCAGCTATGGGGTTCTTGGCTAGATTGCAAATACCATTTGTTACTACTCCAGTAAACTTGAACTTACAAGTATTAGAGCGCACCCCACTAGCAGCTTTAGGTAAAAAGATTAGAGGTGACATTGCCAAAGGTGGAAAAGAAGGCGACATGGCCTTGGCTAAGATTGGCATGGGTACCAGTGCTGGCATGATGATGGCTGGCTATGCTGAAGAAGGCAAGATTACAGGAGCAGGCCCAGCAGATAAAGGTCAGCGCGATGCTTTGATGCGTCAAGGATGGCAACCATATAGTTTGGTGTTTGACTTCTCAGACATGACTGAATCACAAAAAGGTGAGTTTGCTAAACTTCCTGTAGACGTTCGTTATGGCTCTGGTGATTATGCTGGCAAGGTATATGTGTCATATCAAGGTATGGAGCCTATTGGTGCGTTTATGGCCATGTCTGCTAACTATCACGAATACGTTAAGTATGAGAATGACAATAGCAAAATCAATGCAATGAGGGCTGGTCTAGCTTATGGCTTCTATGACTATATGATGCAAAGCCCATTCTTGCAAGGCCTAAGCAACATCTCATCATCACTTGGCATGTCTTATCGTTCTAACCAAGATGACGCTGTTAAGTTGATGGACACGCTTGGTCAATCATTAGTTAACTTTGCTGGTAGAACAGTTATCCCATTAAGCGGATTAGTTACTTCTGTGCGTGAGAAGGTTGACCCATATCAACGCGAATATAAAATTGACGCTAATGCAGAAAGTAGTTTGCCTACTGGTATTAGGCAAGGCATTAATGATGTATTGAATACAGTTCCAGGCTTAAGCGATACCTTGCCGTTGAAACTAAACTTATGGGGAGAGCCTGTAGAGTATGAGTATGCTTGGGCGCCAATCAGAATGAAAGAAGGCAAGCAAACTGAGGCTGACCAAATCATTATCCAAACTGGCGCTAAAATAAAAATGCCAGCAAGAAACTTAACTGAAGCAGTTGAAAAAGGATTAAGTGTTACCGTTGACTTAAATCCAAATGAATATAATGAAATGTTATTAATTGCTAATGACCCAGCAGGTTTGAACTTACAAGAGGGTATTGTAGGTTATGCTGAAGAAATTAAGGACTTGCCATTATACAGACAACAATCAATGATAAACGATTATATTCAAGAAACATTTTCTAAAGCGAGGAAATTGTTATATACTAACTCGCAATATTCTGAAGACATACAAGCACGGATTCAAGAGCGGGCAGACATAATTAGAGACGTAGGACAAGGGGCTAAATAGCATGGCAGATTATCCAATTAGTAACGTAGCAAGGCGCATAGTCTACACAGGCTCGGCAGGTGTTGGGCCGTATGCCTTTAGCTTTGAAGTGCTGACTAACACAGACATCAAGGTATATAAGAATGACTTGTTGCTGACACTTACAACGGACTATACCGTTAGCATTAGTTCCACATTAGGAACAGGCTCGGTTACGTTGGTGACTGCGGCTACTGGCTCTGACCGTATTACTATTGTTGGTGCTAGGGCAATACAGCGTACCACAGACTTTACTACTGGCGGTGACTTCTTTGCTAACACATTGAACGATGAGATGGATTCACAGACAATCCTAGTTCAACAAGTAGCTGAGACAGCAGAGCGTGGTATTAAGGCTCCTGTTACTGACCCTACTAACATTAACATGGTGTTACCAGTTAATACTGCTAGGGCTGGCAAGACGTTATCCTTTGACTCTAATGGTAATCCTATTGCTGGTGACGCTATTGGTAACTGGCGTGGTAACTGGGCCTCTGGCGTATCATACCAAAACCGTGACTTAGTTAAAGACACGACTAATAGCAATGTCTACATTGTATTAACGGCTCATACCTCTACCGGGGCATTGCCAATCAGCACTAACGCTGACTCTGCTAAGTGGGGTCTAGTTGTTGATGCCGCTGCCGCTGGTGCCGCACAGATTGCTGCCGAGGCTGCCCAAGCTGCTGCTGAATTAGCTGAGACACATGCTGAAACAGCAGAGACAAACGCTGAGACTGCTGAGACTAATGCTGAGACTGCTGCAACTAACGCGGCTACAAGCGCAAGTAATGCAAGTACATCTGCTTCTACTGCGTCTACTGCGGCTACCAATGCTGGTAACTCTGCTACTGCGGCCGCTACATCAGCTTCTAATGCTTCGACAAGTGCAAGCTCTGCCAGCACATCTGCAAGCAATGCTTCTAGCTCTGCATCATCTGCTAGTTCATCTGCAAGCACAGCGACTACTCAAGCAAGCAATGCTTCTACTTCTGCTAGTGCCGCTAGTACATCAGCAACCAATGCAGCTAGTTCTGCTAGTTCTGCTTCTACTTCGGCTACGAACGCATCCAATTCGGCTACATCTGCGTCAAATGCACAGACTGCGGCTGAAGCGGCAAGAGACCAAACACTATCAGCCTTTGATAGCTTTGATGATAGATACCTAGGCTCTAAAACATCAGCTCCTACGCTAGATAATGATGGCAATGCTTTACTTGCTGGTGCGTTATACTTCAACTCTGTAAGCGGTGTAATGAATGTTTACACTGGCTCTTCTTGGGTAGCGGCTTATGTGTCTGGTACTGGCTTTGTTCCACAGACATCTACAACTGGCTCTGCTGATATTCCTAATGGCACTACAGGTGAACGTGACGGTAGTCCTAGTGCTGGTTACTTTAGGTTTAATACCACAACTGGTACCTTTGAAGGACACAATGGTTCTGCTTGGGGTTCTGTAGGGGGCGGTGCGACTGGTGCAGGTGGTGACACGGTATTTAGTGAAAACAGTATGATTGTAACTACTAGCTATACACTTACATCTGGTAAGTCAGCTGTATCTGTTGGCCCTATCACAATCAATTCTGGCGCCACAGTTTCCATTCCATCAGGCTCTCGCTGGGTAATAATTTAGAGGATTAAAATATGGCAGTTACATTAAACGCAAGTACGACAGCAGGACTGGAGTTAACTCCTGACACCTCTGGTGTCTTAAACATACAAAGCGGTGGCTCAACTAAGATAGCGGTGACATCAGCAGGTGTAGCGGTTACTGGATTGAGTAAGGCATCATTACCTACAGGTAGTGTATTGCAAGTAGTGCAAGCTACATCTACAGGGGCGCAAGTAACTACTTCATCAACATCTTATGTTACAAGTAGCTTTAGTGTAACTATTACGCCATCTTCTTCTACAAGCAAAGTATTAATAAATTATTCTGGCGCATATTCTCTTAACCCAGCAGCAACAGGTTTGCTTATAACAATTTATAGAAATGCAACTGATTTAGGAGCTACTAACAAAGTATTGGTAACGGCTGGATATATTGCCACTAGCCCTATTAATGCAATTTATCTTGACTCTCCAGCCACTACATCAGCTACGACATATACTCTTTATTATAAAAGCGTAAGTGGTACTGTTTTTATAAATGCAAACGATGCGCTTTCAACTTTAACTGCCACGGAAATAGCAGCATGATAAAACATACAGAACAGGGAGTTAAATAATGCCTCTTTTATTGGCTGGGCAAACTTCGGGAGTCACTACTGTGCAAGCCACAGACACGGTGACAGCTACAATGACCTTGCCTTCTGTGTCAGGCATCGTTCCAACACAAGATACAACCACAGGTGCCTTGACACTACCTACAGGCACTACAGGTCAACGACCAACAGCCTCAACAGGTATGGTTAGGTACAACTCAACACTAGGCATAGTAGAATACTACAATGGTACAGCTTGGTATAGTGTGACTGCTACAACACCTACCCCAACGGTAGAGTATTTAGTAGTAGCAGGTGGTGGCGGTGGTGGTTACAGACGAGGCGGTGGTGGTGGTGGTGGTGGTTATCGTACAGCTACTGGTTTGGCTGTAACGGCTGGCTCTGCTATAACTGTTACCGTTGGCGCTGCTGGGGCAGGTACTACTGGCGCTGGAAATGGTGGTAATGGTGGAGATTCTGTATTTGGTTCAATAACATCAACAGGTGGTGGTGGCGGTGGTGGGCTTAATACTGCAGGAAATGCTGGAGGCTCTGGTGGTGGTTCTTCATTTAGCGCTAATGCTGGTGCTGCTGGTAACACACCTTCAACATCCCCATCACAAGGTAACAATGGTGGCGCTGGGCATGGTGGAGCTAATCCCAATAATGGTGGTGGTGGAGGTGGTGGTGCAACAGCCGTTGGAGCAGTAGGCTCTGGAGATACTGGTGGTAATGGTGGAGCTGGCGGAACATCTAGTATATCTGGCTCATCAACTATCTATGCTACAGGTGGGGTTGGCGCAGGGTTTAATAATATGGGAACTGCTGCAGCAGGTTCTCAAGGAAACGCAGCTAGTGCCGCTGGAGGAAATAATACAGGCGGTGGAGGAAATAGCGCACCTGAAGGGACTAATGCTGGCGGTGCTGGCGGTTCTGGTGTTGTAATCATTCGTTACGCTGATACTTATGGTGCTGCTTCAGCTACTACAGGCTCTCCAACTGTTACAACTGCTGGTGGATATCGTGTCTACAAATGGACAGGTTCAGGTTCAATTACATTCTAAGGATTTACAATGGCTTATTTCGCTAAACTAGATGATAACGACGTGGTGATTGATGTCCACGCATTAAACAACATTGAGATGCTAACTACCGAAGGTGTAGAGTCCGAGGACATGGGTAAGGCTTTCTTTATCCGTTGGTCAGGTGGCTATCCTAAGTGGGTGCAAACCTCATACAACGGCACTATCCGTAAGAACTACGCTGGTATTGGTTACACATACGACCGTGTTCGTGATGCTTTCATTGCACCTAAACCTTTCCCTAGCTGGACATTAGTAGAGGACACTTGTCAATGGCAAGCTCCTACACCCATGCCTACAGACGATAAAGTCTATGTTTGGGATGAAGCTGCAACTGCTTGGGTAGAGGCTGCCTAATGTCAAACTTGCTCATCAAAGGGGCAACCTCAGGCACAACCACACTCGCTGCGGTTGATAACGTCACGGCGACAATAACACTGCCTGCTACATCAGGTATCTTCCCTGTTCAAACAGCCACTACAGGCGCTCTATACTTACCTACAGGGACTACTGCACAAAGACCTACAGCAGCAACTGGCCAATGGCGCTATAACACAGACTTAAGTGTACTTGAGTACTATAACGGTAGTGCTTGGTATAGCATTACTGGAACAATAATTTAAGGAAACAATATGTCAATGGTCTTAGACGGAACAAATGGTAGTGGTTGTCCAGTAGTCACCACTACGCAGAAAAATGCTTTAACACCAGCAGCAGGTTATGTTGTGTTTGATAGCACATTAGGTAAGTTATGCGTTTACACAGGCTCTGCTTGGCAAACCGTAACATCTGCATAATGGAAAAGATAATCGCTAAACTCAACGCTTTCTTGAGCCAGTTCTGTATCGTGTGCAAAGTGCCTTGCGACAAGCAAATGCATTTCATCTGCGGCTTTATCATAGCTGCGGTATTGACACCGTTTATTG